ATAAGCGTCTACGGCGGCGAGCCAGAAGACATCGGCAACGCTATACATCAAAAGATAGACGGCGGCTGCGGAACGAACGGCAACACTAAAGTCGATGTTATCGACCCAACGACGCAGGCCGAGAATACGTACTACTACCAGATACCCGAAACTATCAACATGGGTATATACGTTACTATCAGGAAAACGTTATCCCTGCCTACAGATTATGAAAGCTTGATAAAAAAGGCCGTGCTGGCCAACTTCAACGGCGAGACTATCGACTATAGCCGCGTCAAGATGGCACAAGTTTTGTACGCCAGCCGCTTTTATAAAAGCGTAATTCAGACGGGCGTAAATGACTTCGTAGGCGTGGAGCTTCAATATCCTGCTGACGGTAGCCGTGTAGATAGCATTGAAATTCCGGCGGATGAAATCCCGGTGCTTTCAGAAGATAATATAACCGTCGTTGCGCTGCTGGACGCTTAGGGGGTCAGAACATGGATTTTCGAGGCAATGAAGACGTAAGGGCCTGCGATAACATACGCGAGGAAAAGCAGCCGTATCTGCTTTCGCAGTATTCTGCAAGTCCTACCATTTACCAGATACTAGCCGACTTCCGGGAAAACATTGACCCCACGCCGGATATCTGGACCTTTTACGACAACGTATTTAACATTGCGACGGCGCAGGGCGTAGGGCTGGACATATGGGGCGCTATCATAGGCATGGACCGTACTATATATGACCAGTCAACCAGCACAAAGATAACACTTGATGATGAAGGATATAGGAAGCTGCTTTATTATAAAGCACTGGCGAACATCACAGACGCCAGCTTGTATACACTGAATTACATGATAAATCAGCTGTTTCCTGACTACAGTGTTACGGTTTTAAATGTCCTCGTCGAAAAGCAAACCGAAGATGGGATGTATTACAATTCGTACCCAATGCACGTCAGATTTCTTTTCAAGTCGTATCTGTCAGATGAAGACCTAGCTATATTCAAAGTTGGTGGCCCGCTGTGCGTAGGTGCTGGCGTCGGCTGGGATTTGGTAATGATAGATACATCGAACGTATTCGGCTTTGACGGCAGCGGATTACAGCCATTCAACTGTGGCGTATT